ATACAGGGATTAGAGACCGAAGATGTTTCAATAATACATACAAAATTTATATTTAAAGTTGATTTGGGTAAAAACCATTTAATAGAAAATTCTTTCATATATTTGTATGATATAAATTGTGTCTATCATAAAATAGAGTTTGATAATACTTTGGATTTAAAAACAGAAATAGAAGATATAATAGAGTCGAATAATTTTGGACAAGACATTCAAATTCTTTCAGATTTTATAGAAGCTCCAGCTATGTTCTTAAATTACTATATGAGAAGAGCTAAGATTACTGAATATTCAGTTTTTGATGTTGAGTATCAACCAAAATTTAAGACACAACCTTGTGATAAAACAACATTTGATTTTAAAATAAACATTAATAATAATTATAATATGGAATTAACCGTTTATAAAATCGATAGAGATGGTAAAGATGAGGTGGATACATATAAATTTCAATTTAAGTTTATGGATGAAATTGAAACATTTGAAAGTGATACTTTAAAAAACTTGCATTACTTTATAGGTGACCATATTGCTAAAATGTTAGATAAGAAATTAAAAAATAAATAATAAAATGGCTAAAATATTAAAATTTAATGAGAGTTGGTTTTCTAAAGAAGAAAAAATTGAACATGAGGATTTTAGAGGTCCTAAAGTACAGAGTACATCTGTGCCCCCTGAAAGAAATGTTGGTAAGTCTTTAACACCTGAAGAGATTAGCTCTTTTCCAAAAGAAGTTGCTTCTGATAAGAAGATAGATACTTATTTTATGCAAGAAATTTCAGATAGATTATATGGCCCAGATTCTAAAGAATATGTTGAGGCTTTACGAGAACTAAATAAAAAGTTTAAAGCTAGAGAAGGTAGATATGGTCCTCAATTTTATGACGATCAATCATCAAGTGAAGTTAAAATAAGACAATCTGAAATAAACAGAACTATTAAGTAATGAAATATCTAAATAAATTTTTTGATTATATCAAAGAAGGTATTGAAATATCTGATGATGAGATACATGAATTTTTAATACCTATCAAAGAAGATTTAGGAATTGAATATAAATTACTTGATAAAAGAATTATAACATCTGGTGAATGGGATGGTAGATCTTCAAGAGGGATACAATTTAATATTACGAATTTTAAAAAATTGACCATTGGTGGATATACTGGTCAAATATTTGATAATAGGTTCTGGGAGTTTATGGATGAAATACTAACTCTAAGAAATAGATTAGAGAGTGATTTAGTTTCTATTAACCCTAGTATTTCTGGTTATGTAACTATTCATTATCTACTTAATGAAAAAGAATCCGGTCCCTCTTATGATTTGAAAAGACTTTATGACCAGATGAGTGCTAAAATATCTGGTTCTAAGAGCCAATTTTCAAATTCTGTTTCAAGGAAGCTTTACCCTGAAGAATTAAAGATGGTAGTTAGTTGTGGGGATTCAGTTTCACCATATACTGATAGAAAATGGAATGGTTTATTTGGATCTATATTGAGTGAATTTGATGTTAAAAAGGAATTTGATGAAAATCATTATTTGGGTAATCAAAAATATTACATAACAATTACTCCAAAAATTTAATATATAACTAATGTTAGATCAATTAAATACTTATGATAAAAGAAACTTTATGATATTCAATGTGTCGGAGTTATCTAATATTGATTTTACTCAAGTATTGGAGACATCTTTAGATACGGTAAGACTGTCTGTTGATGGCACTCTAACATTTGTAAAATGGGATTCGGAAGTAACTCCTGTTTCTGTTGATTCATTAGTAACAAAAGAAGGACCATATGCATACGAAGAAATTTTAATAATATTATCAACGGATACGTGGACTAATAATGATATATTACCAGAATGAGTACTGTAAATCGTTCTATAATAGATGATGGTCTAATATTATATTTAGACGCAGCAAATCCAAAATCATATGTTAGTGGATCGACAACATGGACCGATATTAGTAAAAATCGTAATGATGGTACATTAACTAATAGTCCTACCTATAATTCTGCTAATAACGGAAGTATTGTGTTTGATGGTGTAGATGATTATTTTATAACACCAGCTGGATTAGCCCCATCATTAAATATAACTTCACAAATTACTTTAGAAACATGGTTTAAGTCTACCTCTTTAGCAAACAACCTACACGGAGATGGTTTATTTAGTAAAGGATTATCAACAGACGGAAATAGTGGCGTTTATGAATTAGTTTTAGTTAATAACACAACAGCAAATAGACCTTATTTCAGACTGAGAATAGATTCATCGACACTAGTATATAGTCCATCAGACATACTAATTAATTTAAATCAAATATACCATATTGTGTGTACATATGACGGGACTATTATGAGAATTTTTGTAAACGGTATTGAAAGTGGTTCTGGATTATCTGCATCAGGAACAATAGAAAATAATACACAACAATTAACAATTGGTGTTAGGTACCATGGAAGAAACATGGTTACCGATCTTTATTTTTCTGGTAATATTTATTTATCAAAAATATACAACCGAGCATTATCGGCAACTGAAATACAACAAAATTATCAGATATTGCTACCTAGGTTTATATAAACATTGCAATTGTGGTGGAGATTCTAACCAACCGTATATTTATATTAATATAACTAAACCATTACTGGATAGGGAAAGTAATTATGGCAAATGAATTTAATATAAAAAATGGATTTATATCCAAAGGTAACTCTTCAGTTGATGGGTCACTATCGGCAAATACAATATACATACAATCAATAACTTCGGGTACGTCTGTAGGTAATTTATCAATAGATTCATCGGGTAAAATTATATCAGGATCAACAGGAACATCAGGATTATCTGGTAGTTCAGGGTCATCAGGTATTAATGGGTCATCAGGTACATCGGGAATTGACGGTACTTCAGGTATCAACGGAACCTCAGGAATAAACGGAACATCAGGAACAAGTGGACATTGCCTTTAAGAATTGGGAGAGATGGTAATGGAACTGATGCATTTAATGGAAATGTTTCACAAGTATCTGTTTATAACCGATCATTATCAGCAACAGAAGTACTTCAAAATTATAACATAACTAAAAATAGGTATTTATAACACGATATTTTCTCAAAAAATGTAGTTTTGGAGGAAAAGCAAAAATTTAATATATAACATCAAACTATTATATTAAATAAATGGCTGATAATTTCAACAATTCCACACCTGGTCTTAATTCATCTATAGAGAATAAAGGATTATTTAGCCGTATTCTTAGAACACTTTCTAACTACGGTATGAACTATGATGATATGATCATTAGAAACCAAGTTGGTATTGGTGTGAATGAAGATCCTTATTCAGCTAGGGGTAACTCAATGTATGATTTTTTCTCACAAAGAGCTGTTGCCTCTGTATTAAATAGAAAATCAATTCCTTATTTAGATAAAGCTTATGCTGATAAAAGAAGAATTCTAAGAGAATATTCTATAAAAGATGAAATTAGAGACTTTATAAGTTCTGTTTCTGATGAGTGTATTGTTTATAATGATGAGAGAGATTTCTGTTCTCCTAGACCACTACCTAATGACTATTCACAGGAAGTTACAGATAAATATCAAGAATATTTTGAAAAAATTTATAATAAATTTGGATTTTCTGATAATATCACGGCTTGGTCAATGATTAAGGATTTTTTAATCGATGGTTATATAGCTATTGAGATTATATATGATGATAAAAAGAAAAATATTATAGGTTTTAATAGAATGAGGCCAGAAACATTGGTGCCTGCTTATGAGCCAAATGTTGGTCACTTGTGGATACAATTTCCTGAAGACCCTCAATTGAGAAGGATTTTCTTAGATTCTCAAGTAATTTTCATCTCTTACTCTACTCAAAATGATTACTCAGAAACATCTTATATAGAGGGTTTAATTAAACCTTATAATCAATTAAAAATTCTTGAACAAACAAGAATTATGTTTAATGTTATTAATGCTACAATTTATCAAGAATTTAAAATTCCGATAAAGGGTCTTTCTAGACAAAGAGCTGAAGAGCAAATTGGTCAACTAATACATGATTATTCTGAAGAAGTTGAATGGGATGATACATTGGGTACATTGTCTATTAATGGTACTAAACACTTACCATATAATAAACAAATCTGGTTCCCTGAAGGTGATGCTGGATCCCCATCAATGGAATTAAAGTCACCACAGGGTCATGATTTAAATGAGGAAACTATGTTAAAATGGTTTCATCAGGCTTTAAAAAGAGCTTCTAAAATTCCAATTACTAGATTCGAAGCTGAATCAGGTGGTGGTAACCTAGTTACAGATGCTGCTGAGATGACTAGAGATGAGATTAAATTTCATAATTTTATTATGAGATTGAGAACCAATTTTAAAGAGATTGTTGTTAAGCCTTTGAAGTTACAGATGTTGATTGAATTTCCTGAATTAAAAGAAGATGAGGTTTTTGTTAATAGTGTTGATATTACCTTTTATACCAATCAGATATTTGAAGAATGGAAGAAAATTAATACTCTTGCTAAAAGAGCAGAAGCTATAACTACTTTGACTGGAATTATGAATGGTGAGAAACCATATTTTCACATTGAGTGGATTATGGATACTGTGTTCAAATTGACACCGGAAGAAAAAGCGGAAAACCAAAAATATTGGGCTAAGGATGCTGCTGGTGTTGGTGCTGGTCCAGAAGGTGGTGCAGAAGCTGGGGCTGAAGGCGGTGGTGATATGGGAGCTGATATGGGAGGTGAGGCACCTGCCGAGGCACCTGCTGAAGAAGGTGGAGCTGAGGCACCAGCCGAAGGTGGTGGAGAAGCTCCTGCTGAAGGTGGAGGGGAATTTGAATTTTAGACCTTATTCAATACTGAATAATCAAAATCTGTTAGACTATTAATACCTTTTTCTAAAATTTTATCCAAAACAATATCTGATGTTGTCCAGTCTTCTTTATATTTCTTAGCAAGATTAAATATATCGATCCTTACGTTTTTTTGATACTGGTTTTTATAATTGGTTTTTATAGAATTGTCAAATAATATATCATATGTGATGTCTATCATTTTGAATTTAATATTATGACTGTTGTATAACTTTTCTAATTTTTCTTTAACATTATCATCTGTTATAATATACATACACTCCATTCCTGTTTTGTCTGTGTATTCTACAGATTTAAAATTTTTATATAATTTCTCAATATATTCGATTTCAGGCATAGACATTTTCATTAATATTCTATCTAAATCATCCTGTGTACTTTCTGTTATTAAGTTGTAAAATCTCATGCTATATTTTTTGGTATTGTAAAGTAAAAATATACTTCTTTTTTATTTATATGTTGTTTTAGTTCTAATTCTATGTCATCATCTAATAATTCTTTAATAATTCTTCCCCATTCTGTGGTTAGTGTTTTAACTTCAACTATCAAAGATAGTATATTATTTCCTTTTATTATAAATTTCATTGATTTTATAGACCCTGATGCTCTTTTTAGTAGATTTATACTCTCGCAATCATCATCTACTATTGTATTTATATAGATGGCACCTAGTATATGTGAATTCATATCTACTGTAAACTCTATCTTTTTATCTAAAAAAATAGAGTTTAATTTGATTTCCCTTTTATTTTCTATCCAGTTATTAAATCGAGATAATAAGTCATCGTATTCATCCAATGTATTATCTTTTAATTCAATATTAAAAGATTTTGTTGTTGATAAATTATAATTGGACATTTTTAATTTTTTTTATTCTTTAAGTTTGAATCACTAGTATCAATTCTAAATAATTCCACGATAATTAGAATCTTAAAAAGTTAATCTGTTTTTTAAATAAGTCGATTGAACTTACAATTACTTTTATTGGATCTCCTAATTGGATTTTTTCTCCAACTTCACTAATTATTAAATAATTCTCTACATCAGCATTCCATCTACCGGATAGCGAATCCATTCTAATCATGCCCTCACATTTGTTCTCAATTATCTCAACGTATAATCCTCTGTCTAGAACACCTGTTACAATACCATCAAATACATGTCCAATTTTATCTTGTAAATATTCAGCTTGTTTATATTTAATTGAATCTCTTTGTGCCCTTGCGCTTAATTCCTCTCTTTTAGAGATGTGTTTACACATCTCTTCTAGTTTGTTTTTATCTTTTAAACTTTTCATAAAATTTATATCAAAAGGGAGATGATAAGTTTTAATATATAATGTAAGACAAAAATAAGTAAGACAATATGATAAAAAAGGGTAGATCAGTGACGCTAAGAATCGAACAGGAAATATATGATAGTTTAGTAAAAGAGGCAATTGAAAGAAGTGTTAAAGAAGGTAGAATAATTAAAATATCAGAAATAATTAGAGAGAAATTAAATAAATAGAATGAAAAAATTAACAACTGATGAGTTTATAGAGAAATCTAAATTAATACACGATTATAAATATGACTACTCTTTATCAAATTATTTAAGTGGTAACCTAAAAGTGTTAATAATTTGTAAGGAACATGGAGAGTTTTTACAAAGAGCATCAGCTCATTTAAATGGACAGGGTTGTATGGAATGTAGATTAGAAAAAAGAAGAACCGGTTTAGAAACTTTTTTAAATAGATGTTTTGAAATACACGGTGATAAATATGATTACTCATTAGTGACTAAATATGTTAATTCACAAACAAAGGTTGATATCATATGTAAAGAACATGGTGTTTTTGAAGTAACTCCTGATAATCATACTAATAGTAAAAATGGTTGTCCTGATTGTAAAAAATTAGGATTAGAGAAATTTATAGAGAAATCCAATATTAAACACAATAAAAAATATGAATATTCTTTGATCAAAGAATATCTTAATAATAAACAAAAAGTTGATATTATATGTAAAGAACATGGTATATTCAATCAAAGAATATCTGATCATATGACATGTGGAACTGGTTGTCCTGAATGTACACAAGTCAGATTTAGAACACCTGTTGAAGATTTTATAAAACGATCAAAAGAAATACATAATAATAGATATACATATTCAGGTAATATATCATTCAAATCAAATAAAGATAAAGTAGAAATAAATTGTAGAGAACATGGAATATTTTTACAAAGAGTTGATTCTCATTTAAGTGGGCAAGGTTGTCCGAGTTGTAACACTTCTAAAGGAGAAGCATTTATAAAAGATTTTTTAATAAAGAATTGTATAAGTTTTACTCAACAATATAAATTTGAAGATTGTAGAGATAAAAAACAACTTCCATTTGACTTTTATTTAAACAACTTAAATATTTGTATAGAATTCAATGGTAAGCAACATTATGAGCCTATAGAATATTTTGGCGGTATAAATAGTTTAAAATCTCAAATTAAAAGAGACGTAATAAAAAGAGAATATTGTTATTTTCACAATATTCTCTTAATTATAATTAGATATGATGATGATATCTATAATATATTAGATAATTATTTTCTTGGATAACCATCATTACCTAAAGCTAATGTTAGTAAACGGTGTGCCAAATTATCGGAATATCTTCTTATTGGGCTAGTAAAATGCGAGTAGTCCTCAAATGATAATCCATAATGACCAATCTCCTCAGTAGAATAATAAGCCTTTTTCTGAGATCTAATAACCAATGTACTTAATATATTTTCCTCTGGTGTGTCTTTTATCTTCTTTATAAGTTTATTTAATTCATCTTTGGTTGTTTGTGGATCACTTATTTCCAATTCATGTCCAAAATTCATAGCTACTTTTTTAAGACTAAGTAATTTTTCATCATCCGGAGCTGGGTGAACTCTATTAACACATGGGAGTTCTTTAGATTTTATAAACATAGCTACTTCTTTATTAGCCAATAACATATATTCTTCAATTAGCTTATTAGCGTCTTTTTGTTCTTTGAAATAGACACTAAGTGGTTTTCCATTTTCATCTAAGTTAAATTTAACTTCTTTACCACCCATTTCTATCGAACCTTCTTTCACTCTTCTTTTTCTCATAATCTTAGCTATTTTATCAAGTTCTAATATGATTGAGTCTGTATCACTGCCATCACTACCATTTTCTATAACATGTTGAGCTTGTTCATAAGAGTAATCTTTATTTACATTTATAATTGTTCTTCCAAACCATCTTTCTTTTATCTTTCCATTATCATCAATACAAACTGTTACTGTATAACACAATCTATCTGGACCAGATTTCAAACTACAAATTCCGTTACTCAATCTTTTGGGTAACATAGGTACACATCTATCAACTAAATAAACTGAAGTTCCTCTCTTATACGCTTCTTTATCCAATTCGGTATCTGGTTTTATATAATGTGTAACATCTGCTATATTAATTGAGATAAATCTCTTACCATTTATAAATTCCAAACTTATTGTATCATCGGCATCTTTTGAGTCAAATGGGTCAATGCCTATTGTGGTCAAACTTCTAAGATCTTTTCTTTTAGAAATTTCCTTTTCTGTTATTATCTCGGATATTAATTCTGATTCGTTTAGAACTTCTTGTGGGAAATCTACTGGTAATCCATATTCATACATAATAGCATTCATTTCAGCATTGTTATCACCAGCATCTCCTAATATTTTAGTTATTTTACCTTGTGGTGATTTTGAATCTTCCCATTTTGTTAGTTCTACTATAACTTTTTGGCCATCTTTAGCAGATAATCCGCCTTTAATATAAAAATCACATATTTTACTATTATCGGGTATTACAAATATTGAACTTTTTCCAATCTGAACTCTACCAACGAATTCTATTTTTGACCTTTCAATAACTTCTATTACTTTTCCTTCTAATCCCTTTTCTGATTTAAATATTTCAATCGCTACTTTATCTAGGTGTAATGAGTTTTTGGTATTCTTTTTATGGATGAAAACTGTCTTTTCACCTATTTTTATATTTGCGTTTCTACTATTTGAAAACTCAATTTGACCTATGTGTCGGTCATTTTCTTTTAATTCTATCATATTGCTTTTACTCAGGGGATTGTTTTTGTTTAGAAACTTTCTTAGAAACTTTCTTAGAGATGTTATCAACCCCGTATTTAAATAACAATGTTTTCTTCATTTTAGACATTAACTTTTCATTTTGAATTGGATAATCTACTCCAAAATTCTTTCTTAAAGTTTCTTTTCTTTTGCTTTCAGAGCATTTTCTACAATAGTATTCACCCCATTTGTTATCATACTTTATATAGTTTTTATAGATTACTTCTTTTTCTAATCCACAGGTATCACATTTGCACTCTATTTTAAAATGTGACCCTCTCGGCATTAATTCAGTTGGTATTAATAGAGTCTCCCCTATTGAAACATCATATCCCAAGTCTTCATAGTACTGATAGTTAGATTCAGTAATTTTAATTGTTATTTCTCTAGTTAGGATCATAAAAAACCATCAAATTTTTAAGGTATTTATTAAATACTTTATTCTCCCTATTCAATGTCCACATGGCTTTTTGTTTATAAAGGTTTTAGAGAGTCTGTAAAAAATCCACCTGTGAAAAAAGGTGGTTAGTTAAATGTTATATATACTCTTGAACTGAAAAAATAATTATTTTAAATGAAACCAGTATTAATTGTAGAAAACTCAATAAATTCATTAATTAGAGAAAGTGCTTCATCGAAAAAGGATTACGTTATGGGAGGTATTTTCACTGAATTTGGTGTTAAAAATCGTAATGAACGTGTCTATACCGCTGATAGATTTTTACCAGCATTGGACGAAATGAATGAGAGAATGAATAGCCTTGGAGCTGTTTACGGTGAATTTGATCACCCAGATGTTTTTGACACTTCTTTGGCAAGAGCATCACATATTATCACAAAAGCTACTTATATAAAAGAACAGAATTTGGTCTCTGGTGAGATTAAACTTCTTAGTACTTATTGGGGTAAAGAGGCGAAAGCATTGGTTGATGACGGATGTCCAGTCTTTGTTTCTTCTAGAGCTGCTGGTATTACGGAATCTGATGGTTCTGTTTCTTTGAAAAAATTATTTACTTATGATATCGTTGCTGATCCAGGTTTTGCTTCAGCTAAAATGTCAGTTAAAGTATTAAACGAGTCTTTAGGTTATACTGACCCAAAATCTAACTTTAGGATATATGAAATGTCCGATGAGTCAAAAATAAATGAATTATTCAACATGAACAAAAACGAATTTGTCACTAAAAAACAGTTGACTGATTATTCACAGTATTTGGTACAAGAGATTGCTTCAACTAAAAAAGAAGTTAAATCTGCAATTACTAAAGGTAATTTACATCCTAAGAAAATGGATGAATTACTTGGTTACTATGAGGAATTAAACTCAACTAATTCACAAGTGGTTAAGTATCTTGACTATCTTGCTGAAAAAATTCAAGTTGTTGTTAATGAGAACAAATCTCTTAAATCTACAACTGAAAAATTAGCTAAACACAATGATTATTTAGCTGAAAATCTTGAAAAAGCTATCAACTATTCTGAATATGTTGCTGAAAACTTAGATAAAAACATCGAGTATTCTGAATATATCGCTGAGAATTTAGATAAAAACATCTCTTACTCTGAGTATGTTGCTGAAAACTTAGACAAAAACATCTCTTACTCTGAGTATTTAGCTGAAAACTTAGACAAAAACATTGCTTATTCTGAATACATCGCTGAAAATTTAGATAAAAACATTGCTTATTCTGAATACATCGCTGAAAACTTAGACAAATCTATTGCTTATGGTGAGTATATCGCTGAACACGTTGATAACTCTATCGCTTATTCTGAATATTTAGCTGAACACGTTGAAGGTAACATTGCTTACGCTGAATACATCGCTGAACATTTAGATGATAACATCGCTTACTCTGAATACATCGCTGAGAGTTTAGATAAAACTATTTCTTATGCTGGTTTAATTACTGAAAAATTAAACTCTGGTAAATTGAATGAATCAATGGGTATGGAAGAAGCTTTCCCTTCATTAGGAGATCATTTTGATGATCTAGAAGAAAATGATAATGAAGAAGAAGAAAATGATAATGAAGAAGAAGCTTATAATGGGGTTGCTAAAGCACATGAAGAAGAAGCTTATTCTCATGAAGAAGAAGAAAATAATAATGAAGAAAATGAAGATGAAGAAGAAGCTTGTGGTCCTAATGGACGTGAAGATTCTCAATTATCTGAATCTATTAATAAATTAATTGAAGAAGCTAAAAAACGTAAAGTTTCCGAAACAACTGACTTGAATTTTTTGAAATTCTTAAACAAGTCTCAAGTTGACAGCTTTTATGCACTTACAGGTGACGAACAAGAAACTGCTAAACTACACATAAACGAAAGTAGTTATTTTACACAGAAAGAAGTTTTGTCTCTAATTGCTGAAGCACTATCTACAAAGAATGAATCTCTTGAAGAAAGAGTAATCAGATTAATGCCGGAAAACACTAAGGCTATCTGGAGTCAAATGAATGAATCTGCTAAAAAATCTATCTTGTCACAAGCTAGACTTTACCCAGCTGAAGTTTTAATGACAGAATCTCAAGTTGAACATTTTTGGTCAACTAGAAATATCAAAAAGAATGAATCAAGTAAAAAGTTAGTATCTCATGAAAGCCTTATCCAAGAAGATAAACTTTCTGATAATGATGCACAAGCTATTATGGAAAGATTCAAAAATGTCTAATCTGTAAAAAATCCATACCTACGAAAAGTAAGTAAAATAAGGGTTATATATAGATTATAAAAAAAAAAATTTAAAATTATGTCACACATTAGAATAGACAAACAAAAAGCAGTTAAGAAATGGACTCCAGTATTGGAAAACATGGGTGTATCTGCTGAAAGAGTTGAATGGATGTCAGAAATGGCTGAGTATCACTCAATTAACGAGAACGCGTATGTTAACGCTTCTAACGTATCAGGTATGGGTTCAGTATTAGCTGCTCAACCTTCAGCATTAGCTGGTAACACATCAGCATTATTAGGTGGTTCAGTAGGATCAGGTGATGTTGGTCAAAACTTATTACCAGTTGCAATGAAAATCGCTGCTCAAACTATCGGTTTGGATTTAGTAGCTGTTAAACCTTCTCCGGGTCCGAAAATCGATTTACTTTATGTAGATTTTAGATATGACGATACTCACATGGGAGATAATGATGAGAGACCACAAGTTTTCAAATTGAACGCTGGTTCTACAGCTTCAGTTTTATCTGCTGCTATGTTAACAGGTAATGGGGCTACGGTTCTTCAATCATCAGGTGGTTTACAAAACGGTAGATTCTTCTACTCTCTTAACTCTACTGGGGCTTCTAACTTATCTGCTACTGTTTCTACAGCTGCTGAAAGTACAGTCACTGATAAAGAAGGTGTTGTTGAGTTCTTAGGTTTCTCAAGAATCGATGGTTACCCAATGTTTAGAGCTTATAGACAAGCTAACACAGCTCATACAGCTGTTACTAGTGGTACTACTCTTTGGTCATTTGATAACACAAGAAATACATTTAATGCTACTCAATCAATGATTGATCAAATTACAACTGTTGCTGGTGTTGCTATCGCTAAATCATTCGCTTCTATCGAATTGGTTAGTGCATTAGAAGACCATATCCCAGGTTTCTCTGCAAACTGGACACAAGGTGGTTCAGGATTCAACGGAAACTATCCAATGGATAGAGATGCTGATGACAAATCTTACTCAGGAGTTATCGGACCAAAAATCTCTTCTAAAACTGTAGCAGTTGGTACTATTGAAGTATCTTCAGCTCTTAGAAGAACTGAAATTGAAGATATCAAAGCTAATACAGGTATGGATATCGTTCAAAAAATGGAATCTATCCTTGTTAATGAGTTGTCTCAAACAATCTCTAAACAAATCGTTGCTAAAATCTTCGAAATGGGTACATTGAACGCGGGTAGTGCTCCATTATCTAGTGGTGCTGCTGGTACAGGAACAACAATCTTTGACTTGAATACAGCTTATGCTACTGGAACTAACGTTGGTGGTGAAACTACTCACGCTGTTCAAAGAAAGTTAATCACTAAGATTGCTCACGCTTCGAACTATATCGCGACTGAAGGTCGTGTAGGACCTGCTCAATACCTTATCACAAACGGAGGTTTAGCTGCAGCTCTTCAAGATATCGCTGGTTACACAATTAACCCAGTTAAATCTAAATTAAACGGACAAGGTCAATTATACCCTGT